GACGAGTCAACGAGTGCGCCACGGTTCAGCCTCACCCTTAACAAACTGTGGACGAGGCGGTGGAAGACCCGCTTTACGAGACTGGAAACTAGTCCCCTCAGTATAAAGGAAGATATCTCTCCCGATGTAAGGCCTGAAGCCTAATCGGCGCCAAAAGAACGGAAGTCTTGAATCATACCCGAAGATGGTGTAGACTCTCCCCTCCATTGCATCTCTTACGTCGTCGTGCCACGGAAGGGCACCAGATAGAACGACTGCTTGTAAGCACATCGTGTCTAGATCACGTTGTGGTTTACCATCACACCACAGTGATCCGAGAAAGTGTACCTTCGAAACTCCTGGTGGCGAGTAGAGATCGTCTGAAAACGTTATCTCCATGCCAAGTTTGGTGGCGTCACGTTGTAAGATTTTAATATTAATCGGTGACGATGTCACAATTACAACGTCATCTCCGTGAATTAGTAACTTCACAACTTTGTTGTGCGCATTAGCGCGTACTAGGAGATAAGAAGTTACAAACAAGTTAACAAAACTGTCGACTAAGTTGGTACCTCCTGAGCCAGATGGTACTCCGCGTTCACGGTTCACAAGTCCTATCAAGGGATGGAATATCCGCGAAAAGGCAAAGTACTTCCTTATACAGTTTAGTTCTTCCCTTTCACGGCTGGTTAGTCGCAGTAGCAACTCGATCAAATCGTACACCAGATAAATCCAGAAAGAGTCAACTCGCTGGTCGAAACGTCTGTAGTCCAGAGAGTACACATGTGAACCTCCGTGTCCAGAGACAAGTTTAGAAATGTCAAGCTGTGTCTTTCCAACCAGAATAGTCTCATTTGACCCTAGCCATGCTAGAACTGGGATGTAGAACACTTGCTCAACAAGAGAGAAGAGGAAAGGGTATCCATACACCGCTCTCCTCTTCAACTTGCCTGCCTTAGCCTGAACACGATTGAAAACTAAGCATGGATAGTGAAGGTAGTCCTTCAATGTCCAACTGCCATGCAGCCACTCTTTGAGTTTGCTACCATACTCAGTTCTCAGCGTCTCCTTCTTGGTGCATTCCGGGTAACCCGAATTTGCGCCCCAATTTACCGCATTCATCAGCCGTTCGAAACTGAGTTCCGGTTTAAATATTGGCAGGTGCGATCCGAAGACTGTCCTCAACGCGAAGAGGATTGCCTGAAACAAGACAGCAGAATCGATAACTGGGTCAACCTTTGTTTGGAATTCCCGAACTGCCTCTTTCAGTACATCGGTTTCGTACTTAGATTTATCGTTTACTGCAGTGACTGCTTCCTTTACAAAGGAGTAAGTACAGAAACCTGAACTGGCCAGTTTCCTGACCAACAACCAGAAAACGCGAACAGGGTAGAAGTTTCCGATTCTATCGTTGATGCGTTTATCGATTTCTGGCTGCTTGACCTTGTGCATTAGGTCTCTGTCGGTAACAAGCCTTCTCCTTCTCGAGAGTCTCGGTCCAAATAGGCATTTCGCGGCCTTAACAACTGGAATACTGTCTAGTACCTCCACACTACGTGCGGTATCACTTTCCATCATTTTAGCTTTGTTTTA